GATCTTGATTCTTTAACACTAGGCTTTTCTACAGTAACTTCGGGCTTATCAATTAATTTACCTTCTATTGGTTTTTCTAAAGCTTTCTTTAAAGCACCTTTAAATATACCTGTTTTAAAAGACTGGTTGTAATCTTTAATAAAATTATATACATCTCTTCCAGAATCAAACTTAATCTGCTTATAGCCTACGTTTTGTAATAATCTTCTTATACTATTGCCGGCTTTAGCAAACAATTTATCATCATACACTAATTGGCCTTCGAGCAAAGCGTCTGAAAATAATGTTAAAACCTCTTCTGCTTGCTCTTCAATACGTCTGCCTTTATATAAGTTTAATCTTCTTTTAAATTCAGAGTCAGGCAACTGATTTGGGTCTATTTTATTTATTTCAGCCATAAGACCTCTAGCTAATTTAACTGCAGCTTTTGGGTCCTGGTTGATTGTGTTAGCTAGTATACCATGCAAAAACTCATGAGAAGCCACACTAACAGCTTTAGTCTTCTTAGCTGTTTCTATATTTATATATATATCACCTGTAGTAGAATCTCTAAATCCATCAGGCAAAGACTCTATAGATCTTTTTTGCTTAGTAAGATCTTCTAAAGTACGCCTTGCCTCTTCTTCTGTTTTTAAAATTTTAACTTTTACGCCGGTATCTTTAGTAAAATCTTGTAGTTTTTCTGTATTTTTTACTATAGCTCTATCAGTGGCTATATCTAATATTTCTAAATTACTTTTTTCAGCCAGCTCTATTTTATCAAGTATAGCTTCTTTTTTAGTAGAATCCATATCTGGATCCTTAGTAAGCTGATCTTTAGCTTCTAAAACTATATCTTTATTTTTAGCATACTGCCTGAGTTCCGGATTAGTTAAAGTGCTTAATCCAGTTAAATATTTACCTCTAGCGGTAATTATATTATCTTCTATAATTTCTATGTCGTCAATAGCTTTATCGGAAATACTTCTATCTTCAGATTCAACTAATTTTGTTAAATCAGACATTTTTTTAGTATTATCTCTAATCTGCTGCTTTAATACTTCAGGCATTAGTATAGAGTTAGCGTAATTAACACCTTCAACTCTGTCTTCTACCAATTTTTGAGATGCTATATTAGCACCTGTAAAAGCACCACCCGCTATAGTTCCTAATAAAAAATTATCAAGTAATTCATATTTTGAAAACTTAAAATCTTTATCTAATATAGCTTTATCCACTGCTTTAGTAGCAATAGCTTGTGCTAATTCAGTACCACCTTCTGATATTGAACCTAAACCCGCTCTAGCAGCTAAGCCTAATGTAGTTTCTCTTAAATACTTTGCAGCATCACTCGCGGCTTTTGGACCTCCTTTGCCTAAAATTTTACCTGCTACGTTTTGTGTACTTCTAAAAATATAATCCCCGACTCCTTCTATAACACCTGTGGCAGCAGCATCTGCCCATATAGCTGCAGTAGTTTTTTCTGGATTTTTGTCATACTCTTCTTCAAATTTTTCTCCTGTAATACTAGCTGCATGCACTGCTATTCCGCCTGGAGTCATCGCGAGTAACATAGAAGGTACAGTCTGTAAAGTACCATCTAAAGCCATATAGGCGGCTTCTTTAAAGTTGCCTTTTTCTATAGCTTCTGAAAAACTTTCATTTTCGAGTTTAATCCTATTTTTTTCTAATTTTTTATCTGTTTTTGCAAATTCAATAGTAGAAGGCAAACGTGGGGCGCTAGAATATTTAGTTAACCCCGGGGCAGATATCTGCGCTACTTCAGAGGCTATTTTTTTTGCTTCTTCTCTTGAAATATCAGGATAAAATGCACGTAATGTAGTTGCGGTAACACCTTCTTTCAAGTCTGAAATACCAGCTGGTATTCTTAAAAAACTTTGCGCAACCCCAGATGCTAAGCTTTTAATAGTATTTTGTTTTTGCTCTTCAGGCTCGGGCAATAAATTTGCATCTAACTCTCCGGTAAGCTTATAATTTTCATAAGCTTCTTTTTCCGCTGTTTTAAATTTACCTCTATCAAACTCTCTTTGAATTTTTTGTAAGTCCAAAGAAGTATCTTCCGAAGGTAAATCCATATCTATTTCGGGTGCTGCAATTGTTTCCGCAATCGCACCCGGACTTACGGATTGAACTTTTCCCGACTTTTCAGGTTTTATTTCTTTTAGTTCAGGATTTCTAGCTAGCAACTCTTGCAATGTGTAACCTTTTTTTATTGCTGCTTGGGTAACTTGTTCTAAAGTATATTTTTGACCGTTAAATTCGTACATATTACTTAAATTATCTTAATTGGCTTGCTAAATCTTGTTGTGGTAAAACAAATCTTATTCTAGGACCTTTTGAGGCTGCTAAAAGTTTTGCATTTATTTGTTCTTTTGAATCATTAATATTAAACGTGACAGTTTCATTAGTTACTAAATTTGTTGCTTGAATAACGTCGGGCTGATCTTCTACACTTCTAAATTCAAAATCTGGACCTATATCATTTTTTAATACAGCAATGTCTGGCTTAGTAAAACCCATCATACCTTCTTCTGTTACAGGCCCTGGACCTACAAATGGTTTTATATAATTAGAACTATTAAGTCTATTAGCTATAGTGTTGTAATATTTTTTTTGTATAACCTCTTCTTGCTGTGCTTGGGTAAGTTCTGTGACTGGAGGGGTTGGTTTACTTGCATAGTTACTAGGATCAACTAAATCGTTTTGTATTTTAGAAAATAAATAGTCAATTAAAGCATCTTGTTGTTTTTGTACAAGCGCACCAGCTGCATCGGGGTCAAGTTTTGAAAGAATTTCTGGATCCTTGTATTTTGCAATTCCTAAGTTTATTTTTTCTTCGTTTGATAATTCATTTTCATATAAATATGAAATATAATCATCACCTTCAGATAATATAAGCTGCTTGTAATCTTTTTTTGCATCAGCAATAGCTACATTCGGGTCTTTACCTGCTGAATATAACTTTATTGCAGAATCATTAATAACTTTTTTAGTATTTTGATTTATTTTATTAAAATCTTCTCTAAAAGGTGTTTTATCAAAAACTCTTAAGTTTGAAATTTCATTAGTTGTAACGCTTTTCCCATCCGGCAAAACAAAGCGCATATTTATTCCTTCTCCTTCTATTTTAACATTGTTATTATTTATGGCAGTTTTTAAAACAGTAAGCCTAGAGTCGTTTCTATAGTCCCAATCATCAGCGTCCATAGCCGCAATTTCTCCAATTTTACCATACACAGCTTTTAAAGAACGTATTTGCTGTAACATTTTTTGTTGTTCAACAGCTGAAGCCTGAGCAAATTTACCTTTATCAACTATACCGTTTATAGAATTCTGTAAAGCTTCATTAAATTGTATATCAATGCCAGCAATTTGTCCAATATCCGCTGCAGACAAACCTTTAGCTTGAGATAAATCTAATAGTTGTGCTTCTTTTTCTTTTTCTTTAGCCTCTTGCTCAATTTTGTCTCGTTGTTGTTGTATAATATTAGGAACATCTTTAAAGGCTTGTTGAAAACCTTTTTGAAAAGCTAATGGATCAGCAAATGATATTCTTGGATTTTTGTAACTCATTTTGTATATTAATTTATTAATATTTTAAGCTTTAACCACCTAGTGCTCTTGTTAATAGTCTTTCAGGGTTTCTAGCAAATGAACCTTCTAGTCCCATAGCCCCCAAGCCTGCTAAAGAACCTGCTATGCCACCAAAAGCTGCTTGCTGTGCGCTTATAGCACCAGCCTCTCCCATCTGAGCTTGCTCTAACATACCTTGTGCTCTTTCTAATGCAGCAATTTCTCTTGCTTCTCTTTGTCCATAAACAAATGCTTCGCCGGAAACTTCTGCTTCTTGTACTCTTTGAGCTTCACGCATTCTTGCTTGTTGTAAGGCTGCTTCACCTTGTGCTCTTAATCTTATATTTTCAGCTTCTTGTCTTTCTATATCAGCAGCTATTTCTTGTTTACCTCTTGCAGCTGCTCTTGCTAAAGCTGTAGCTCCTCCAGCCCCTAAACCTGTTGCCCTTAATACATCTAGCGTCGATGCTAAGGATATATCAGTTTCTTGCGCTTGCATTTCTGCAGCACTAGTTGCTACTTGTAAATTAGCATAAGGATTAGAAAGCATAGCACTCAAATCTTTAACCCCAGCATAAGGATTTATAATTTCTTGTCTACTCGCTTCTAATTGAGCTATTTTTCTTTGCTGAGCTCTTCTAAGGTTTGCTGCTTCTCTTCGTCTTCTCCCCGCTCCAAAAGCCCCGATAAGACTACTTACGCCTTGCCCTATAAGGCCAACTGCTGCCACTGGTAATGCCATGTTTATGATATATTTTTGTTGTAATTAGTTGAAACCGCAAATAATTCTTTAAAATCATTTGTGAGTACTTTTATTCTTATTTTCATAAAGAAACCTTTTATACCTGAAATACTTTCACCAAAAACAACTTCATTGGCTGCCGCTGATGAAGTGTTAACTATATTAGAAAAATATTTATTATGTAGTTTTTGAAATGCAGATATAATCAAATCTTGGTTGCTTACATCGTAATTCGCGATATTGGCTGCAGTATCTGTGTCAGTCTCTATATCTGTAGCACTCCAACCACTACTACCTTCATAGCTCAAAGTCAAAAAGTTTTTACTTATTGAAGGATTGTTATTAAAAATAAATTCTATTGTGGAATTATCTTGAATTCCATGAAAAGTATTTACGATGCTATTCGTATAATGTTTCCAAATAGCCGATACACTTGATGTTGTGGGCTTAAATGTATAAAAATTGCTATCTATACTACCTCCATTACCTCTAGAGCAATAAGAGAAAAAGGAAGTCCAGCCATTGTTACCATCATCAAAAGCTACTGAAAATTCATTTTCACCTTTAATAATAGGTTGCGAATTAAGCCTAGTAAATGTATTGTCAATTTCTGATACAGCTATATTGTCTATTGTTATAGTAGTAGGATCTGTTTTTCTTTCTATTTTTAAATCAGTAGTGAAAGCTTCTACATCAATAAAAAACCTACCTATAGAGGTGGTTAAATCAGTTCCTCCACTATCATTTACGCCTACGAAAGGTATTCTTAATCTACCTGTTGTATAAGATCTTATTTGATAGTATATTCTGTAAGTTTTGCCTATTTCAAAAACATTGCTCTGAGTTATACTAGTGACAGCGTCAGTGTCTGTATTTAAAAAAGCAGCACCATCACTACTCACTGTTACATCATTAACTAATGTCCAATTATTACTTCCATCATAAAAGTCACCATTAATGACCAAATCTTCGCCTTGTACGGATAATAGGTATTTTTTATCATACATATCCCACATGCCATACAAATTTACAGCTTTTGTTAAGTTTTTTCTAAAAAAACTACGCATTCCATAATTTGATATTTCCGTAATACCATCTCTAGATAATCTCAATACAGCACCTTTAGCTTTGTCGGTAAAGTATTTACGTCCTGCATAATAAGCAAAACTTTCAGGATTTTTACTTATACCATAATCTCCTGCATAAGAGTTGACTTGATTAAAAAATTCACTACCAGATGTAGTTAGATTACCTCCTTGAGCTGTAAAAATAGCGTTTTTATTTACTAATACAAAAGATACCTTTTCTTCCTGGAAAACCAATAAATTTGTATCTTCAGCAAACAATTTTTGAATGCTACCTTTTCCGTTTGCTATATTTTTTCTAATAGGATTTGCTAAAGAAAACTGATTTATATTATTTACACCAGTAAATTCGTTATATAAACCAGAAGCAACTAAATCTTCTTCTAAATTTTCTTCCGTAAAATCTGGATTAACAAGATATGCTTTTACCCCTAAATCAATAAAATCATCATTAAAGCCGCCTTTTATACGCGACTCTTCAATATGCCATTGGCCTCCTAAAGATTGAGGTTTATCACCTTTAACTATAAGCGTATTAAAATACTTAACTCCTATTATTTTAGCCATAATATATAAATTACGTCTTTAATTTTCTTGTTAATTATGTTGTACAGTTTGCTGGTGCAACCTGCCATGAACCTGTTCCTCCTGTAGCGACCCAATAACCTGTCTTTGATCCATCTGTAGCCGCGTACCAACCTGTTGTTGCAAATCTTTGCAATTGTTCATTACCATACATTTGAACAGCACTTGATAACGCAGTACCATTAGATTCAGTGTGATAAACTGTAACTGTATCAGTAAATTCGCCTAAAGTAAATCCTTGACAAGCCTGAGCTGTTGAATTATATGTTGATAACGTACTTCCTGGATTAAGTTTCAAAGTAGTCGAACCAACCGCACTAGCTAATATTGTAGCTACGGTTTGGCTATTTGTTATTGTAAATGATAAAGTAGTACCATTAGCAACTTGTTGTGATAATGTTGCGCCCGTGACTGTAATTATAGCTCCATTGATAGCAGAAACTGTTACTCCTGCAGGTACTAAATCACCAACAACTAATTGACCAATTTGTATATTACTATTACTAGCTGATAATGTAATTTGAAACTCTCCAGCTGTGTGGCCACTAGTAGCTACTGTAGAAGTAGTTACAATAGAAGTACCGGCTGCATTGTCAGTAGCTTTAAAATTTATAGCTATTTCTTCACCTCCTGAGTATGAGTTTAGATTACTTTTAGTTTTTAAATTAACAGTACCAGAATTTGCAGTAAATGTATCTAGTTCAAAAGGTAAAGGTGTATGGTCTAATGGATCCCCATTTATCATTCTTGAAGAATCTATTGAAAAAGTGGTACCCTGTGTAGTAACGGCAGCGTCTCCATTATCACCTGTTATTGAGCCAGTTATTACAGTACCTGTACTAGCAGTTCTAATTACAGAAAAGTCACTTAAAGCGGTTATATTTGCTGTATTGTTGTTGACAGTAAATGTTATACTGGAAGAATTTACTGTTGTTCCTGCAAATACTCCTCTAAAGACTGCTATATAATCATTTTGACCTGTAAAAGTTAATGTAACGCCGCTGTTTATAGTGCCTGATCCACTTCTGCTTATCGTAGTACCGCTAATAGCAGTTACAACACCATAGCTAGTACCACCATCAGAAATAGCTTGTCCTACTTGTATTAAAGAATTGGCATCGACTATATCAAAATTATTAGTACCGGAAGAAGACCCATCAGTTACAGCCGTAGTAGTTGAAACATGCGTGAATGTACTTTTTGTTCTAAGTTTATAACAACCATCTACATCATCAAAATAAACTTCAAATTTACTACTTACATCTTGGCCACCACAAGTCATAGAGTTAAGCGTTATAACAGTTGTAGGAACAATAACAGTATCATCTTTAGCTTTTACGCAAACTACATCACTATTGGAAACTAAATTTTCTTTAAAACCAAAAGATGTACCTGAACCAGTAGTACCATTTACAGTCTCTATTGAAATAGTATCTATAACAAGCTCACCATTTGTACTATTTAAATCAGAAACTAGCCCTGTAGTAGGTGTTTCATAAAATAAATCTAATACCGATTCAAATGGTTCTGTTTCAAAAACACTTAAAGTAGGGGTATAAGAAGGAGCATCTACACCAATAGGTTCATCATTCGTATCTAGTTGAGCAATTAAATGATTTTTTTCATGCTCAAAAAATTTATAAGTATAATCACCAATGGTACCGCTATTAGTAAACCCTTGATCGGTTAAAGAACCAATGTCGATTATTCTTGTTAGTTCATCATCGGATTGTACTATACCTTTAGTATTAACATCTCCATCCTGATTTAATATTTTAGGGAACAACCTTGTATTGCTCGGAGCTGTATTATCATTTTCGCTAATATTAGTTAAATCTCTAGGTACTTTATTAATATTATCACCGTATAATGTTAAAAAATCATCTTGTATTAAGTAGCTACTTAAAATTCCTGGGTTATATACATTATAGTATTCTTGTTGCCTTTGTTGAACTACAACTTTATATGAATAAAAACCTAGGGGATTATTAGTAGCATCGTAAGCATTAGATATAGTTTGGTTAGTAAAAGTTAAAGTAACTCCACTACCTATAGTCTGTGCAGTAGTTAAGGTGAGAGTTGTACTAGATATACTTTCAACTTCAGCTAGTCCAGAAATACCTGTTCCAGTAACTTTTTGACCTTCTTTAATACTTGACAAATTACCGCCACTAGCTAATGTAACTGTTTTTGAATTTGTGCTCGCAGATGCCGTAGCTTGTGTCACCGATGTTATCGTTTCATTAAACAATATACCTAAATTATCTCCAACCCAATTAGTCGAATCAAATAAAGCTGGCTTTGCAAAAGTTTCTATTGTTGCATTACCAGAAGTGGGTAATATTACAGGTGTAGACCTTCCAAAATAATCAGATAAAACTATACCAACTTTATATTCTCTTCTTTGTTTTATAGATAACTGCGGGTTAAAAGAACTAGTGCTGTCATCAACTCTTGCATTTATAATTGGTGTATAATCTATTTTAGGTAGTTTAAAACCTTTAGTTATATTGCCATATACTAGTCTATTGCCAATAAATTCCTGGGCCTTTGCTTTTCTAGGTACATCATCAAAAACTCTTAAAGCCTCTTCTTCTGATAAAGTTTGTGTAGGTAGTTCACTTCTATAAGTATAAACATATTGATTAGAAGTCCAACTAGAATCGTCTATTGCAATAGAGTCTAATACCTTTATAGCAGAACTATTAGCATCTTTAACTAAAAATTCTATATGTGTTATTTCTAAATCAGTATTAGGTAAAGCTGAGGGTTCGGGTACAGTTAATGTAACTTTATTTATTCTATTAACAACTTTATCATTTGTAGTAGTTTGGTAAGCTGCAGTTAATTCTGCGTCAGTCATAACATTATTAGCTGTGCCTTCTGTCCCTATACTAAATGCTATTTCTGTAAAAGGTGAAATAATAGAGTATTCATTATCCGCAAATTTATATCTATAAGCAAATCTCAAAAATTTATCTTTCATAAATATTGAGGTTATAGTAGTATCGTAGGATAACTCTATTGTAGGTGCTAAATAAGGGCTATATTTTGCTACACTTATTTTAGCTTCATTATTATAAAAAGTGTTGTCAGCTAAAGCTTTTGTTACATTTATCCTTCTAGGTTGATTTCTATTATCTGAAAAATATAACAAATCACCTATTAAATTTACGGCTGTTATTATACTATTTTTATGAAAGTTTAAAAAAGTATTATTTGCATCTGGAACTAACAACGAGGCAGCTGTATCGGGTGTATCTGCATCCCAGACATGTATACGGTGTGCTGTGTTATTTGTTGAAAATACAAATATTCTATTATTTCTATTATCAAAAAATGTACCAATAATTTCATAACCAAAAGGTAAACCTAAGGACCCAACAGCTGTTGTGCCTAAAATATTATGGGCTGTACCTACATCTGCCGTATCAGATTTAGTAATCTGTATATTTGTAGCATGCCTGTATTCTCCTTCAGGTAATAATCTATCATCTAAAGCTTTATTCATTTTAGCTTTTAGAAAAGTATTTTTAGCTTCTGGCATTTAATTAGTGTTTTATTTGTTTACTTTTACCACGCATAGTTTGTACCATTTTCTTAGGATCTAAATCATATAATCTTAATTTAGCATTTCTCATAGCAGCTCTACGATCTTTTTGAAAACGTCTTACTATGTATTCCGGCACGTTTACCATTGCAGAAAGAATAGCATGCGCGGTGTACTTATATATAGCCTCTTCAGCAAACTTATGTACTTTCATTTCATCATCAGTGCCTAAACCATCTGAAACATATCTTATATTAATAAGCAATGAAGATAAGTTGCTGCTAAACGTAAACTTACCATTTTTAATATCTATAATATACATGCCATTAGAATTAGCTAATTCAGGCTCTAAACCAAACCTACGCCCTTCAGCTAATAGCTTGTCTTGCATATAGTCTTCATTGTATAAAAAATCATCATTTGTGTCTGCACCAGTTATATTATTTATATTTAAAGCTTTAAATCTTGTTTCTGTTGTAGATTCACTTTGTGTAGACAAAACAGTATTGGCGCCTTCAAAAGTATAATCTAAATTCGAATCTTGCACGACTGCTTCCGAAGGTTTTGAAGTAATTCTACCTTCTGGTATAAAATGCTCGATACCCGAACTATCGACCCAATGAATGCTTACTAAATCAACGTAATCTTGAGGCATTGGAATAGATAACGATGCGGGTATCTCAACCTCTTGTATTTTTTCTACACGAGATATATCATAAGAAAATTCTTGTATTCCACGTTTTGCATGAAATAAAACATCAGATCTATTAGCTCTACTAATTATCTTGCCTTCACCAACATAAGAAAACATGAAGTTCGATACTATATCTTGTAATGAAATATATCTGTAATTTCCATAAGATTCATCACCACTATTAAAATTGTCGTCAGAACCATTATAATATGATCTTTGAGTTTCTGTAAGTAATCCCATTTATTAAGAATTTTCTTGGTTAAAATCATTAGCTTCTTTAGTAGCAGCAGCCTGTACAACGGCAGGGTCTTTTACTATAACACCCGCGTATGCCAGTATTCTTGTGACTAAAGGTATTTCTTCTGAAGGATGCAGTTCAAAATCGGTTGAGCTTCCACTATCGTAAACATAAGCTGCTGTTCCACCTCCTGTAAACGCCCAGTTGGGGTCAGCTGGAACTTTAATATAATCTATAGTTGCAGTGGAGATTGTATTAGGTAATACTTTTATATCAGTCCCTTCTAAATAATATACAGGATATGTAGATGAAGGCGTGGTTAGCTTTGAAGCGTTTAAATAAATTAACCTTGATTTTTGTATTTCTTCAATTTGTCTAGACCTACTACTAGTGGATATTGCAATTACTTTATACAAGTCAGCAGGTTGTGCAACCGTGCCTGTTGAAATTGACAATGTGCTTTCTTTAGACAAAGCATCAATTTTTTCTTTTATGTTTGCAGATATATCTCCGTACTCAGTGCTTGTTCTAAAGGCTATATCTCTATTAACAGCTCTATTATAATCATGAAAAGCTTTTTCAATTAAATCTAACTGAGAAAGCCTAGCTAATCTATTATATTGATCTGGTGTTAATAAACCACGTTGTTCTTTATTTAAAACAGCCAGAACAACTCTATATACTTTGTTTACGTTTATAGCCATTATTTTTGTTTTTGCGACATTAGCTTATTAGATATATTAATAATAGGCTATTGTCATATATAAAATACGGGTAACTTAATTAATAAATTACCCGCATTGTATAACTATTAATTATTTTAGTTTCTTTTCTATAGATTTATATACTTCAACTCCTTCGTCTGTTTGAAACCAAGCTGCTAATGCAGAATATGGATTTTCATCAAAAGGTACAGTCATAAGTTTTCTTCCATTAGAACTCCATTTAAATGTACGTTGATCGTCAGAAAGTTTAATAATATTACGTTCGACTGCTTTAATACCAATAGCTCTAATATTCACTGTTTCATCATTTGCTAATTCCATAAATAATTGTGGGTCGCTTTTAGCAAATAATAATAGGTCTCTTTTAATTTCTTTTGATTTCATTTTAGAAACAACACTGCCAATTTCAGCTCTTAAAATAGCTTCAGCTCTATCAATATCTAAACTATTAGCAGTATTCATAGCTTCTAGTTCCAAAGAAAGAAGGTCAAGTTGATCTTCAGCTTCTTTTACAACATCTCTTTCATAATATACTATATCCTTAGAAGGATGATAAATTGAAAGTATTTTTTGTAAATTCTGGTCTTCCTTTTTTACAGTTAATAAACCATCTCTAAAAATAATGTGGCCGAGTTTTTTATCACCCTTAAACTCATCTACAAAAACTGTTTTTTGATTTCTAGTGTATTGAATCTCTCTTTCGTAGCCTTTTTCTTTATCAAACCAATAAATATTTTTGGCTTTTAAGATATAAGTTAAAGGTTCCATTCCATTTTTAAGGATATAAACCCTGTCTTTAAATTCCCAATTGTTTTCCATAATATATAATATAATTGTTAAAAAAAAGAAAGCCCCCGCTATTAAACGAGGGCAATCGTTATAGTTTTTACTTAAACAATACAAAGTTATTTGCAGCTTGAGTAATTAAACATTTTTCAGATAAAAAGTGAACTTGCATTCTATCAAATCCTTCAGTAGCAGCACCACCTACAGATCCAGTAACCCAAGACTTCATTCTTCGATCATCAGCTTCAGAAGCTCTATATCGTACGTGCAAGAAAGGACGACGAATATTTTTACCTAACATTTGATCGTATACAGAAGAAGTTCCTGCAGGTATTAATACACCTTTGATATCAGAAAATAATCCACGAGTTGCTTGGTTATTCAAGTATTTCCAGTCAGTTTTATAAAAGTCATAAGAACCTCTACGGAAACCAGAAAAACCTAAATTTAACGCCATATCTTCGCTGTTTTCAAATACACCGAAAGAAGTACCGCCATTATAATTGCTGTTGATTGCACCAAGGGCATCATCTAAAGTTAAAGCAGCGTCACGATTCAAGAATAACATATTTTCTTCAATTGCACCTTGCTTATCAAGCTCTTTCAATACAAGATCAAAATCAGCAATTGTATCAGCAGCAGTATCAAATACGTTAGTAGCTACATTACCACGAGCAGTAATAGCTGCGAACATACCTTCAGAACCTTCAATGTTTAAAGGGTCAAGTTCAGCATGAGTAGCCACTTTCTTTTCAGCTTCAATAAGAGAAGTTTCACAGTAATCTTCAAAACGAGTTCGAGTATCACCTTCAGCTTTCATATACCATAAGTAACCTGTTTGACCAGCTTCACCTGTAACTTCTACCCAACCGATTTGAGAAGCATCTGAACCAGAAACTTCAAATTTATCTTTTAAGATAAGAGGTCGGTTAGAAAAAGATTGAAAGTTAGGCTCTACAGATCCATCTATTGCGTCAGTACCTTTAGCAAATTCAGAACCATAAACGAATAAACTTACAGTATTAGAAGCATTAAGACCAGCGGCTACAAGACCAGTTGCATTAGCATAAGCAGCTACGGTTAAAGTAGTATTATCAGCTGCTACAGCAGTAACGTAACCTTTAACTACTACACCTGTAGTTTCATCACCTACAGCTACAGTTTGTCCAACGCGAACAGCGTGAGTTCCACTAGAAGCAATAGTAATAACGTTCGTATTACTACTATCAGCAGCAAGAGCAGCACCTTTGTAAGATAAATGCAAACGAGCTTGCTCAGACCAGATAACTTGGTCAGATGTCATAGGCATTTCAGCGCCTACCATTCTTAAGAATCCAGATACGCTACGGTTTCCGTATCGCTCTACTTCTTGCTCATATAAATCAGGAAGATATTGTTGAGTCCAGTTTACTCCACCAGTGTGGAAATTTAAATAGTTTTCAGCCAAAGTAACTTTACTCGCATTAGGAGTCAAGTCAGTCGGCGTTGTAAATGTTGCAGTTGCCATTTTTTATTTTTTATTTTTTAAATCTAATTTTTAACTTTGAGCTATCATTTCCGCTTACAGCTTTTACTTTCATTCCTCCGGTTTCAATAACACCATTAGAAGTTTGACGAGGCCCCATATTAATGTTTTTTGACTCAGCGTTCAAGTTTCTAATCGCGTCAGCTTTGCCCTGTTCATAAAAGTGGTTTGCTAAAGCATCTGCGTTCCTTGCTGCAAATAAAGCTTTGTGATAACCTGCACTGTCTTTTAGCATGCTATTTTCATCTAAGAAACTTCCTAGAACATCCATAACATTACTTTGTGCGGCTTTCACACTTTGGGCATCTTTAACATTGTATCTATAGCGTTTATCTCCTACTTTAAAATCAAAACCTTTGAAATTTTCGTTAAATAAACTTTCAGTTACTTTGTTAAAATGTTCACTTTGTTTTTGTTGCAAAGTTTGCATTTCAGATTGCTCTTTATTATATCGATCGAAAAAGTCAATAGCTTTTTGTTGTTCAGGATTTAATCCAGACTTCAACTTGATTTCTGAATAATATTTATCCTTTGTTTCATCTAAAAAGTTTTTTGCTTTTGCGATTTCTTCTTTATACGCAAGTTTTTTGCGTTTTACTTCTCGCTCATCATCTAGTTCTTCATCATAAGAAAAATTATCTTCAATTAAAAAATTTCTTTCTTCTTGATCTAAATGAGGCTTTGATTGTTTGTAATATTCATTAAGTAATGTTTTTTCATCAACATTACTATAATCTGCGTTTAATCTAGCATAATCCTGTATTGTAGCACCTGGATTATCTTTTAGAAAGTCAACTAACTTGCCTACATTTTCTGGTAATTCGACTTGTGTTTGTCCTTGCGGTTGTACTTCTTTTTGTTCCTGTACGGCTGGGGTACTTTCATCGCTTCCTGCCACTCTTGCCTCGTTAGTTGTATCTTTTTCATCTGTAATTTCTTCTAAAATTACTTCTTTTTCACTTTCTGTGGAAGACTTTTTAACTTCTTTTTCGGTGTTTTCTTTTTGAACTTCTTCGCTAGTTGAGGATTCGTTGCGTACAGAAACCTCATCTGGGCTTTGCTCTTGAACGGCATTTTTTTCTATTTTTGGTGGTATTCTTAAATCTACTTTGTAAGTTCCATCTTCTGTTTTAAAACCTGCTTTATTTAAAAGCTGTTCTTCTTTTTCAGACCTACTTAGTTCAGCCGATTCATCTACTTTAATTTCTTTTACTTCTTCAGACATGATTAAATATTATTATCTTGGTTCAAATTGTTCTAATCCAAATCCGCCTAGATTGTCAAACCCAGCCGATTCAAATTTTTTAGGTGGTAAATTATTTTTTCTTTGGTCTATTAATTCAGATTGCTGCGTAGCTTGTATTTTGGTTCTTTCGTCTTTTCTATCTTCTTTGTACTCTTCTCTTTTATTTATTACTTTAAGATCAGCATCTTTTAACCGCATATTAAGTTCGAATTCATGCATCATCAATTCTTTCTTAATAGCAGCTTCTCTTTCCATCTTAGTAATATCAAACTCAAGCTGAGATCTATTTAACTGTACTTTGCTGGCCGTTATAGCTTCTTGTTTTTGAGCGTCTGCAGCAGCAGCGGCTTGTGCAGCTTGTGCATTAGAATTAGATTGAGCCTGTATATTTTCTAATTGAGTTAATCTATCGGTTGCTAATTTAGTTTGACGTCTAAGCTTAAGTAATTGATTAGCTAACTTTAAATTTTTAACGTCTCTAATATCTATAGCATCTTCAAGGTGAATTTGATCTCTTTGTAATGCAACCTGTATGTTATTTTCTAATAATTGTTTTTCTTCATCATCAGGCGCTAATTCTAAAAATATACCAAAATCATGTAAATGAAAATCCTTTATTTCTTCTAAAATACCTACATTAACATCACCTATAGACCTAATGAAAGATTCTTTCATATCAGAAAACTCTAACACATCAGAGATTCTTAACGATATCGCTTCTGCAGTTTTCGATGTTAAATATAAAACAGATTGTAATATATGCCTAGTCGCAGTATTTGAATTAGCAGCAGCAATTTTTTGTAGACCTACTAAAGCGTTGCCATCTGGCATACTACCATCCCTTGCTTCATTTAATCCAGTAACATCCCTAATCATTTGCAAGTTAAAATTATAATTATTAATTAAACTTGCCATTTTAACATTGCCCGAAGAAGACTGTAGTTCTTGAATAGGTACGCGAGCATTATTAAATTCACCGTCTTGGGTCATTGATCTACCAATAACACTACCGGTTTGAAAATACATATTTAATGCTTCTTGCGGACTATAATTAGTTCCATTGCCTAAATCTATTTCAGCTATACCATCTGCATCTAAATAAACACCATCAGGTACAACCCTTGACATTACTTGTTGCAATTTTAAATGTGTAAGCTGAATCATATCAGCAAAGGTTATCATTCGGTTAACTAATGAGTCAACTTTTCCTTTGTACATTCTAGGAGCTACAATGTTATAGCTCATATTTACTTTAGTGGTATCAGATTTAGGTCGAGTCATATTCTCAGCTAAACTCCACTTCAAAAGCTTATTTAAACCGACTATTTTTACTCCTTCATATAATACTTCTTCCGCCCTTATTTCTTTACTGTATAAAGATCTATTGTCTTTAGGTGGATTAAAAGTATCATCTTTTTTAATAGCTTTATCAGCACCAGATGCTGTTTTCTTTATTTTATGTACTTGATGTTTAAACGTCTTATATTCAAAATATAAAACATAAACATAATTATTATCGGAAGAATCAATTGATCCATAAGATTTATTATATAATAATGTATTACTATTTAAACCTTCTATTTCTTTTATATCATCTTGCGTTAAACCTGGAAATTCTTTTTTAAGTTCACCAATTGTGGTTCTTTTTACTTCGCCAGCATAATATAAGTCATCAAAATATGGATCTTCAGTGTATGAATACACAAGATCAGCTGGATCAACGTATTTAATTCCTATACCATCTGTGTTATTAAATGTTGTTTTATTTGAAGCTAAACCAATGACAGTTACATCGTAAGCCAATCTACGCTCAAGCAATTCATATTTATTGAGGTCAAATACATTACTTATTAAACTTTCAGCTGCTACTTCAATAGAATCTTTAAAATCAAGTTGCATTTTTAACTGCAACTCTTCCATGTTATTTGGGATATCTTCCGGCTTATTCTTAAATAAATTTACACCAAATTCTTGCTCAACAGTTTCAAGAAGCTCTCGGTTTTGCATATCTTTAACCAAAGAGTCTACATAGTCTGTTTTCTTTTTAATAGAAGCAGGGTCTTGAGCATAGGCATTAACGTCGTAAGCTCTACTATTTATACCATTAACTACAATATCTACAAATTTAGGTATAATAGGTACGTTTTTCCAATCTAAATTGAGATAAGATAAATCACCATTAATAGATAGTTCATCTTTGTATTTTTGAATACTTTGCTCACCTCGAGCATATAGTCTTAATCTATGAAAATTGTCTCTATTAGCAAAATATCTAACGCTGCCAGAATCTCTTCTAAACCATTCACTTTCTATTGCATTAGCAACTTCAATACCATATTGCGTTGAACTTTTATACTCATCGCTAACAGCTTGGCTGGGAAATACTCCTCTTGGTAATAAATCTGACATCTAGTCTATTAATTTTGAAATTGTTCCGTTATTGTTATATTTTTTAAAACCAAAATCTAGCTTAGTACTTTGTCTAACTTGTTTTGGCGTATAAGCACTTCTATTAACTGCCATTATAGCTAACCCTGAGCTGATAGAAGCATCAAATTTAGTTCTTTTACTTATATCGAATCTTGCCCAGTCATTTAATGTTCTGTCAAAATACATATCTCCCATATTGTCATTATTAAAACCAACATGGTTTTCTATATAAGTTTCAATAGCCGCCGCGTGAGCTTGTCGCATATCTTCACTAGAATTTGGTATACCTCCGATTTCTTTTTCAGCCACAGACAACTTATTGTATATTTTATCAGGCCTATTTATAGAAAAACTTCTATATCCTCTTCTTTTAAGATAATATAATAAACGTGGTTTGTTATTTTCTGCAAGAATAGGCATTCCATAAAAATGTATAGCCATAAGAACTTCTTCAAAAAATATTTCTGCGGTTGGAGGTCTTGAAATATATTCTAGAAAAAAAGTATTAGAAGGTGCTTCTTCTATATTAAAAGTTGTTAATCCATGCAGCGATCCATTAGAGCCCCTGCCATCAACAGTTCCAGATATATCGTAACTATCACAACCAAAAGCACCTAAATGCTCATTGCCCGGCAATAGTCCACCTCTACGGTTTTTTATTACGCGATTTTGTAGGTTTATAGGTGGAACCCAAGATACAAAAAATCTGCCAGCCTCATTTGGATAAAATATAACTCTGCTGTCTTTAACACCATTTTCCCATTGAAAGTTACCTTGCGTAACGAGGTTACTATATTTCGCTTCTTTGTTATAATCAATTTGTTCATATATTTTTACTAGATTAAATATACTACCTTTTGTTTCATCTCTAAAGGCATGATCTTCTGTACGCGGGAACTGGCGATAAAATTCATTTAAAGCATTCTGGTCTCCTTTTAAACCTTCAACCTCGTTATTCCAAAAATCTATTACGCCTTCTTCAATTATTTCCCCGTCAGGCCCTTCTACTGGGGATGGTGGCGTTTCCAATATAGGTAATCCATAAGAATCGATGAATCCTTCGTAATTCCATTCCATAGGAATGAATAAGCTATATAAGCCTGAGCGAGTTTGTCCGTTCTTGTTTCTTTTGGTAACATTTGAGTCATAATATAATTTTTTAAAATTATCACCTCCTTTATCTAAAGCATTTGATGTTGATCCCATCATACACTTACCAATAATCTTACTACCTAATCTTAATGTAGTTTTTGTTACTCTCCAGTTGTTTAATATATTATCAGGTTTTAACCATTTAGCGGATTCATCATGTACCAATAATTTTAGCTTTTCACCATCATAGCTATTGTCACCTGTGTTTTTCCAATCTATAGTTGTATCTAAACCTTTTAATATTTCTATTTTTTCTTTAGAAGTTATACTCTTTTTGGTCAATTTAGAAGCGGGTACCCTATATGATAATTCAGTTTTAGGTTTATCCATACCATCTTGAATAGGCTTAAAAAAGAAAGGATAATTTGATGATATTGGCACAACCTTATCTGTAAACATTTTTTTAGCATCACCTCCTGTTTTAGATAATATACCAAACCGTGCATCTGAAGTTATTGTAGCTTCATCTACGGTAGCGCCTGAGGCCATAAAACTAAAACCAGAACGTCTTATTTTTAAATAACACATTCCGTAGCAACGATAATCAGCTCTACAAGCTTCCCAAAATATAAAAAATATTCTATTTGCTTCTCTATAATGCGGTTTTCCTACATCAATTTTAGTCCACTGTAGGTACATATAATTAGTACCAGTAATATAAGTAGGAATATCTTTGTTATAAAACCAATATCCTTTGTCCCTAAATTCAAATTGTTCATCAATATACTCATACCACTCTTCTTTAAATTCGTCCGGATAATCTCTCCATTCAAATATACTTTTTATATTTTTTAGCTGCTCAGGTATAGGACTAGCAAACCATTTATTTTTTCCTTTATTTAGCTTTTTAGGCGCTGGTGGAAGCGCTATTTTTAAGTTTTGTATTTCGTATATTTCCCCTATTTGCCCAGTTTTACTTATTACAACAATATCATGCTCTTTGTCGTAACCATACCTCCATTTTTTAAGTTTATTTAATCTATTTAAAGTATTTATATTTATGGGGTCAACTATTTTAAAAAGCTTTAAATCTTCTTTCATTTACTTCGTCTTTCAGCAAACCCACCGAACTCTTTAACTTTTTCTACTACTTTATTTTCAAGAATATTTTTTTCTTCTTGTATTTTATTTAATATTTCAAAAGCATCAAATATTGCCAGTTTTTTAGTAGCGGCGGCATTTTTTAATCTATCAGCTGCAACATCATCTTGTGTTTCAACTATAGGTTCTTTAGCTACTTTTACTAGTTCCTCCACTGCTTTTTCTCCAGCTAGGATTATATTCGATTTCATTTTTGGGATGTCCATAAGTCGCTGTAATGTCTTTAATTTTAATTCTATATAATTTTTTTTCGTCTACTAAAAACTCAAATTCACTACTGGGTGTAAAGCTAACTAAATCTCCACTATTGATATCTTGTGATTCTAAAAATGGATTGTTTATTTTTATAATACCAAAAAGATCTTTTTCTTTTTTATTTTCAATAGTATTATCATTATGTATTGGTGCAACAAAACAATAATCAGGTAGCGGCTTCCAGATATTTTTTGATTTTACTAAATATATTTGGTCTATGCTACAAAAACTATAATCTTCATTTATATAGCTAGAGCTTCTTTTTTGTTTACCACGCACATCATACCATGTTCTAAATACATTATGATGCACTAAAATAGTGTCGCCTTTATTTACTAAATATTCAAATGCTAAAGGAGCAGAAATTACTTCGGCAAACCTATTAATAAACTTATGGTCTTCGTAACCTGTATTTAGTATTAATTTGTTTTTGCCAACACTAATTGTATTATTATATTTTTCACCAATTGGTTTTACTATAAAATTAAAAATAGATCGCATTAATATTCTAAATTATATTCTATTGCAACTGCCATGTTTTTATTAAAATCTTTCCACGGTAAAACTTCATCTCTTTTTTTAATGTAAATACTGTATTTTTCTTGTGTCTCTACAATATCACAAATAGTGTGGCCACCGTAGACTTCCTGGCCTACAGAGTAGTGCATAGCGTCGTTTTTGTAGTCCCTTCCTATGCTTATTTTTCTTATTAAATTCATATTTTTTATTTCTAACTAAAACCCAAACCAAACCAGGTATGAGCTCCATTAGCATTAGACCACGTCCCGTCGTTTGTGATTTCTTTATTAGCCCAATTAGTTTTATAAGGCTCGCTTGTTTCTTCATGCCATAAAATATCAATAGAATATTTATCACTAAATATTGTCGGCGTTAATTCATTGCCTTCTTCATCATACGTTCCGGGCGTTTGCACTAAATATCCCAAAACTTTGATATGATGCTGATGATCTGGATAATTATTTTCGTACTCGTCTACTATTGTTGGAAGCTGATTTAAATAATTATTCGCTTCTTGTTGGTCTGCAAATTCGTATTTTTTAAATATCCTTGCCATACTATGTTGTTAAAGAAGTTAATTCTGCATCTGATAATGCTTCATCAAAATAAACTAATTGTTTCACTTTTCCTTCAAAGGTATTTCCACCACCACCGGAACGTTCAAAATCAATTTGCGACAACCCTGAAACTGTAAACGTAGAAGTATCCGTTGCCCGCTCTACACCGTCAACCCATAAAGCGCTGTCACCAGATTTGAATTTAAATGCAACTTTTGAAAAATCCGTTGAATCTGAAACCGTATAATTTAAAGATATAACATTTGATCCTGATATTTTTGCAAGAACTGAAATTCGATTTGCCGTTCCTGTATATCTTATAGAAAATCTATTGTTTGAAGCGCCGTCATTAATTGTAATTTCTTTTGTGCCGTCCTGCTTTGAAACTAAAGATGCAATTTCAACAAATAAAACACCTTCTGTATCACTTATGATACTACTACTTCCAGCATCACCACAAACTTCTGCTGATCTTGTTACAGTACTCCCGGTAGTTGGTATATATGAAGTAGGAAAAACAAAATCATCTTTTGCTGTAGCTTCACATTGTATTCCAAATAAAAATATAAACTCTGTGCCAGCAGCATTAAAATCATTAAAATCATCTGCATTTTGCATTATTAATGATATTGCACCGTCTACATCTGTTGTAGTTTTAAAATGAATTGAGCATCTGTACCAACCGTTTCCAAAATATTCCATTTTGGGTGAAGCAACATTTTGCGTCGTGCCTACTGTGCCATTATTCAAATTAAAATTTGCTCTATAATTTAAATCAAATGTATCTGCTCTTAATGATAAATAATCGGCTCCTGTTCCTTTTTTGGCAAAAACTGAAACGACATTTGTGTTATTTGATACCACTCTTGTATTAAAATACCCAATTCTATGTTTGGAGCTTCCAGCCGTTGCTGTAATCTTTGTCGCATTTGTTGTGCCGTCTGGTGAAGTAGCATTATTAGCCGTTAAAGTTATGTTACCTTCCGTTGGATTATCTGAAAAAGTAAAAATATCTGCACCGCCGGCGTTTGAAAAGTCATTTGATTTTGTTGCTGTGTTTGTTGCTTCTGGTTCTAATAGTAAATATCCGCAACCTACATCATCATTAGAATCAACATCATAGTTTATTCTAGGTACATTATTACTTACAGTTTCAATTAAACCATTTTCATTTGTGCGTGTTGCACTTGAAGCTCTAGTAAAATCAAAATCAGCATTTCCGTTTGAGGGAATAACACTGTTTAAACTTGAAGTATCATAACCACTTGGAGCCTGTACTATTTTTGCTTTATCTAATAAGCTCATATTAAATGCTGTCTAAATTTTCTAAAATAGCTTTCGCACAAGCTCTATTTTCAAAATTAGCAGACCTACCTCTTAAAGTATTTAATAATCTATCTATTTCTGAAACTGCTTGTCTAGAGCCGTAAAAAGATATACCTATATGATTATGGTATTTCATATTAGTATAATGCTATAATATTAGATGCTGTAGTACCTGTACTATAAACACGATCTACTAGTATTGGTAAAAATACACCATCGCCAACATTGCTAAATGTTACAGTGCCAGAACCAGACATGTCTACTTTAATATTACCGCCAGTACCAACATATAAAGCAGCTTGCACTGTTGCTAAATCAGAACCATCTGCAGGCGTTACAACAACCGCCTCGCTGGCTAGCGCTCTTTGGCTTTCTAAATTTTCTTTAGTTTTAAAATCTAATGACATAATTACTTTGTTTTATCTTTTATTTTTTCGTACGTTCTAAGTGCCCCAAGACCTAGCATACCGATTATTAATTCAAATAGATGATTAGCATTTACTTCTGGATAAGGTAATAAAGCCTTAGCTTCTAATACCATTGTAACCCATAGATAAGATGCCATAATAAATTGCGGGATATAAAAAGCAGCTAACGCAACACCTGCAACCCAACCGATAAAAGGCCTCCAGCCGGCGACAAACACAGTACGATGCTGCGCTTCTACTTTGGTTAATTCAGTTTGAACACTGATTAACTCTAAAGCTTTATTAGGGTCTATTTCTTTGCCTTTAAGTGCTTCTCTAATATCTTTAGCAAACTCACCGGCACCCCCGCCTTCTTTTTTGCTGCCTAGAAGCATGTTTAATATTTTACCTATCATTATTTATATTTCCTAGGGAATAGTTTGTTCATAGCTTCTTTTCTTCCTTCACAACCACAAGGTATATTTAAACCTTTAGAAATAGTATCTACCATGCGTTTAATACCTGTTGCTTTAGTAAATCTTTCTATGTCATCCCCTAACCCTCTAGATTTCATTATTTTTTCTTTTTCTTTCTTAATGCTTTAAAATCAGCGCCTGTAATTTTATTAAAAGGCTTTGCAGCACCTGCAATCTTTTTTTGTTTTGGAGTTAATTTTTTCATAATATTAATATTTACCTCTTACACCTTTAGGGCTTGATTTAGTGTTACCTCCAGGTCCTCCCCATAAATCTTTACATGCCCAATATCTACGAGTAAGCTTATCTTTTGCTTGGTCACATTTATGACGAGCTCTAAAAGACTTTCTGGCAGCTTTGCTATAGTTATGACCATAACCTACAAAGCCGTAATGCAATAATTTTTCTTTACCGCTAGCGCAGGCTTTAACCATTCTTTTTTTACCTTTTCGGTCAGATTTCATTGGCTTATTACAAACCATTTTACTTTTGTCAGCCATAACTTAACGGTCTTTATCTTTAATCATTTTATCAATCGCTTGATTGAACACTTTATCTGTATACGTTTTGTTTTTATAAAAAACACCAACTTTAGAAGTCGGTATATCTTCTTCTCCAAGAAGCATTTTATACATGCGCGTTATAAGAAGTCTACACTTTGTGCTTGTAGTATATATATTGTATTTTTGAGTTGTTCGATTTCTTTCTCTCCAAATCTTTATCCAGCCATTTCTTAAAAGCCTTTGAAAACGATGTTTATCCCAGGAATATATATAAATACCTTCTATAAAATCATTACGTGTAAAATACTCTACACAATCAAGATAAATTAGTAATTCTATATCTGCATCTGTCATATTATAAGTTTTACAGGCCCATTTACGAACGAGCCTGTAATACTTAAATAATTTAATGCTTCTTATGTCAGATGCTTCTATCCTCAACTATTATGTGCCAAGAGTTAATGCTAGATCAGTGATGTTAGAGTTAAGATACACTTGATTGACATTATCTGCAATAGTAATCATAGAATTGCTGAAAGGATCAGCACAAGCGTCTGCTATTGCCTGCATAACTGTTTTTTCGGATCCTGAAGCAATAGTTAAAGTAACTTTATCGTTTGCAACAACGGCTGGATCTGTTGCGCTTTTAAAGTAAATTTCGATAGTTGTGTCTGAGTCATGAATAACCGCGTGCAGTCTACTCAGAGGGTACATGTACGAATCATTGTTACCGTCACCGAAAAATAAAAATTTTTCAACTAGTTGTGTGTTTTGAAGTCCCATTTTTTTTGTTTTTAAAATTTTAAAAAGTGTTTATAATATATATATTACATCCGTGTTTTTAATCACAGTATATAATTCTTTGTCGTATTCAATTGCATGGCCTGCGTGCTTATCGTAATAAATTATATCATCTTTTGTAAAAATGTTCAT